TCTGATCACCAGAAGAAACATTAATATAACCAATTTCTAATCTTCTAGCAGTTGAAGCAGCACCAGATGGATTTCTAATTCGACTAAATACAGGAGCACCAGAAGCCATGCATAATGCTGGTTGATTATCTGGACATGTAATTTTAGCTACCATCACATCATTAATCCAGAAGGTTGCAATATCATTATGTAAGATAATATAGTAATGATTGCATTCACTAGCAGAAAAACTTCCTGCATCTCTTGCTGGAACATTAGTAGTAACAATAGTTATTTCTGTTTCTACACCGTTAGATGAAGCCACTCCTTTTAACTGCCCAGCATCGTTCCTTCTCCAAAAAACTCCATCTGTTGGAGCGGCTGAAGAAAGTGGAGTATATCCAATACCCCACTCAGAAATAACATTTGTTGCGGTTTCATTGGCTTCTCTTAGCCAAAAGTCTATATAAAGTGGATAACTACCAAACATAGGAAATGTTCGTTTAGTTACATGAGAAGTATAAGAACCAGATGAACCAGTAACAGATGTCGAATTATGAATATAGTATGGTGAAGTTCCACCTAAAGCATATGTTGAGTTTAACTGAGTAAATAACTGAGTAGGTGCATTTGTATTTTCAAAGGAATAAGCAAATAAACTTGTATCTACACCAACCCTTAATCTATAATCATCAGATACTTCAATTGCTCTAGCAGTTGCAGTTCCAAGGACAGTTCCTTCATCAACCTGTGAAGCCGATAATACAAAGCCAGCATTAGCAGCTTGTTTAGGAGTTACAACTTCAAGTTCGTAGTTTGATGATACATTAACTTTGTTTACACTAGATCCACCGCCAGCAATATTAACAGCCATTTATCTCTCCTTATATTCCTTTGCAAAGTACATTGTAAGTTCCATATGTTCCATTAGGAGCATAGGCTTGAATTGTAATACTAGAACCAATGACTCGCTTGGTAATAGCAAATCTTATTTCCTCAATAAGAGCATCTTCAGCGGTATGATCCGTACTACTTGTTGGTTCTAAAATTAATGCAGTATTTGATCCTATCCAAGTTAAACCAGATACAACAGTTTCTGCTCCTGTAGAATTAGGATTACTACCAAAATCTAAAGCAGCAGTAACTGAATTAACTAATACTGCTGCACCAGGTGGTTTATTTTTCCATAATCCAGTCGTAAGTTCATAAGTTAAAACATCATTATTAGCTGGAGATGTGATTAATACATCATGAATTTCATCTAATTCCTGACCATTAGTAATCTTTACATAGACAGAACCAGCTCCACCGCCAGCTTTCTTTACTAACCAACCTAAATGAACACCATGTGCTGGTTGTGTTGGTCTAGTTGTTGTCATTGCTCCAGTAGTTTCAGATAGCCAGATAGCAGAACCTTCAGATCCAGCAAGAGTATTAGTAGTAATGCCTTTAAGATAACCTTGGGTAATAATGTAACCTTCTGTATTGTTATCTATATCTTCAGCGGCTAAACCAATAGTAGTAGCTGCCGTAGCTTCTACTGAAGCATCTGCTAATCCTACCGTAATATGTGAAGCACCATGAGATCCAGTTACATATAGTACTTGACCTTTAGTAATCTGTGCTCCAGTATTATTACGAATTTTTTTATACATCGCCTGACCAACAGCAGCATTGATATGTGCATCAATACCAACCATTAGAGTAGAATATTCTGTATCCCAATGAATTCTACCTAACTGCGGAGTAACTACAGCAGTAGTAGAAAAATCTATAAACTCAACACTTGTTAACTGAGTTAAGTTTATTGCATCTACAATAGACTGTAATACTTGTAGTTGACCGTTGGTATTCTTAGCATACTTTTCTAATTCGCCATAATATCCAAATAAGTTATTAACTTGTAATTGTAGATCAATATCTTTATTCTCTGAAGTACTGCGTAAGGTTACTTGATTTAGGTTACTTAATCTTCTAGCAAAAGCAGATTGCTTTGGATCTGTCATCCCTTACACTTTCTACCTTTGGGACAAGCTTTCTTAGAACCACCAGGCCCTGCCCAAAGATTCTTACAGGCCCAGTATCTAGCACTTAGTTTATTATCCGCAGAGTCGCAATTATGCCGTGCTTTGAAAGACTTACGAGCTTCCGAACTATAGTTGTGACCATAACCTGTTGCTCCAAAATGAATGATCTTTTCTTGTCCATTGGCACACGCTTTAACCATTTTCTTCTTACCTGGTGAGGTAGAGGCTCTTGGTTTATTACAAGGCATTGATTTTTTATCTGGTCGTTTAGCCATTTGGTTGTCCTCCTAGCATCTGCATAGCTTGTTGACTGATTTCTGGTGGGATATTTGCTCCACCAGTCTGCATTAGATCTTGCTGAGCAGCACCACCCATAGCCTGAGCAGCAGCACCAGCAAACATCTTCTGCATTTCCATTTGTTGCTGAGCCTTTGCCATTTCCATCTTTTCTTTTTGAATCTCTTGAGCAGAGCGTACCCAGTTATTAGCATCAAATCCCATAGCCGTGATCAGGGCTCTAGCATAAGCTTCCCACTTAAAGGACGAAGCAGCCTCTGGTGGCAAGTTGCGAACCATCTCACCCATTTGGAGCAGTTTAGTGATATCTGATTCACGGCTAAGGGACTGAAGACCAGTTAGAATCTCAATATTAAGGATTCCATTATCTTCGTTAAATTGATCCGCCATTCGTTGATCAATCTCGTTATTCTCAATCATTAGGTAAATAGTTCTGCGAATAATAGGAACCATAAAGTCTCTGGCAATAGCAGAGAATGTACCACCTAGGATTGTTTCTAGTTCGTTACCTACAGCTCGGACTGCTGTAGCAGTTACTCTATCTCCAGTTGGCATGGCAGCAGTTTGTAATAAGAAACCTTGTCCTACTTCCTTACGCATTGCATCAACAGCCGAAGCGCATGCCTGTAGTTGTGGATTGATTGTCTCACCTGGAGTAATTACAAACACATCGTTCTTTCTAGCACCAACCCACTGACCATTCTGTGCTACAGAAAGATCATCAATTTCTGTAATACCAGCAGGATCAACACCCATAAAGAATGTAGATCCTGCTGCCATGCCTTGAATCATGGCTCTACTATAGGATTCTAGTGTCCTGATATCTGAGTAAATATCTTCGACATGGCTGCGTCCATAGTCTTCGCCAGCCACACTAGCCCAGCGCAATAGCACATAAGGAAGAACAGAATAAAAACCTTTATCAATAAGTTGTCCTTCCAATTCTTTGTGGACTTCCCAGAGGTTTTCTTCATTCTGGAAGACTCGGACATATACCGTTTTAAATCCTGTTTGGTTTTCCTCGCCCGCAATGAAATCATAGGCACTGGCTGGCTCCTCGTTGCTAGGTGAAATGTATTCTAGATAAATAAATTCCTTGACAGCACCATTAACATCACGACGAACAACAAATTGATCAAGTCGGATAACACGGAATGAGAAATCATTTTCCATTACAATCAATACATCCCCAATTACAATTAGATGTTGCATTGCAAGATATGAAATTTCTCGTAGGTTATTTGAAATTAGTTTACGATATACTTGAAAAGACAATTTACTAAGATATTCAGCAATTTCTGGAGTTGGTTCTCTACCATTCTTTAAACCAAAGGTAAAGAATGGAGTATCATTAAGTGGGATAAGAACACTGAGGATCTTACTAGCTAAGGAGGTTACTCCTCTTGATTGAACAGAAGAGTATGTCTGAAAAAGATTATCTTCTCCACTAAGGGATTGATATGGCAGTAGGGTTGGAACTGTAAGGGCTGAACAAGCACGAGATTTGTTTAGCTTAGATTCTCTCTTTGCATTAAGAGTCCACCATCTATCTTTAATAGTCTTTTCAGAATTCATTGTCTCTCCTTATAGTGGTCGAGTTTCTTGCTCGTATCCTGGTCGTTCAATTGTTGGCATAGCGAGATTAAACCCACCACCAAACTCACTAGTATCTTGTTTAGTTTGAGCAGTCATCTCTTGAAAGACGGCTGATTCTTGTTGTTCTTGTTGCTTAATATTAGCAGCCTTAAGGTTGGCGGCTTCAATTCTTCTGGTCTGCTCGGCAATGCGTTCACGCTCACGCTCAGCTCGCATTCTATCTTCAGCTTCGCGTTGATATTGTTGTTGCATAGCCATTTGGCGTTCCATCATTTGTTCTTGTCTTCGCATCTCTTGCTCATAATTAATCTGTGGCATTTGACCACCGCCTTTAGCTCCCATTTATACCACCTCGCTTTTCTTGTTGATCCCATAGGGATTTAATTTTAGCAACAACTTCTAATTGACCAGCTTTAAAGCCACGATCATAATCTTTTAGCTTTAGATCGCTTGGGTTTAATTGAATCATCTTCTCCAGAAACTGAATCAGTTCCTTCGATATGAATATCTTTTCTTTCATCGTCTGTACTCATTTTCATTTTATGAATATAACTTAGGCATAAAAAAAGGTCAGGGTCCTTTACGGACCCCGCCTTCCATTTTCGTAATAATAAATCAAGTCTGTTCATTTTCTCTCACCATTATATTTAGGTGGAAATTTCTTTCACCAGGTTCAATCTTATTCTCAACTAATTGTTCTTTTAAGTTGTCTAAGAAAATTCCCACCATACCCATATTATGGAATCCGATATCTAGGGTGGCATTAGATAGCTTAACTAGTTTAATAGTTTCGGCTAACGCCTGATCCATATCATATTCGGACTCAATAAATCTTTGGGGCATGGCGACCTCCTTAAGTTAGCTCACAACCATTAGCCGAACAGGCTAGGGTTCTAGCATTAGTAGTGGTATCTTCCATCTCATATTGAGACAGAAGACTAAAATCAACGGTATCTGGCATCTTATCATTAAGCTTAATGAAGTCATCTTCTGAGATAGCTTCAAATGGAGCTTGCTGATATACATGGTTATCCTTCGGCAAGAAAGAAATGCCACTGACAGAATCCCAGTACTTCCATAACCAACCACCAATATGCAAGAACTCATCATCAGTATAGTTAACAGTAATACTAGGCTTATGATCGCAATACCATATCTGGTATGCTAACCATAGATTAAGATGCCCAATTGCATTTATCTGTTGTTCTGTAATTCCGAAATCAGCCTTGATTGGGAAAGAAAATACCAATGTATGATCTGGTTTCATTACACAATTTTCATGTGGAATACCAGAATCAATCATAAATCTTGCCATTGGTGAAGTCTTATCCATTCTAATTCGTCGGATATAGAACTTACTGTAGCGTGGATGTAATCCAGAAGCAGTACCAGCAACACAACTAGTAGTGCCTTCGGGCTTAATACAGGTAATAGACTTGGATGAATTGATTCCAAGATACTCAGACCATTTCTCATTGACTTTACGAGAAACAAACTTAAGTGCTCCAAGTAGTTTTGCCAATTCTTCTGGACCATTGCCACCATTTGTTAGATTATTATCAAAGATACCAGTCATTGAAACACCAAGTAGGCGTTCCTCTTCACAGTTATCCTTGAATGAATTATTACCGACAGATTCAAAGTATGTAAAATTAGTAAGAGCACTCTGGAGAGTACCTAGAATTGTAGCATATCGAATCTTATCAATTAACTGAGGAGCCTGATCATCTGGTCGTACAGCTACGGTAGATAGATTACAGAATTGATTGGGTCGTAGAATGATCTCTGAACATGGATTGGTCCCAAATTCATAATCAGTCTTTCGTCCAGCTTTTGCTGCAATCTTACGCATTGCTTCTCTATTACAGATACCCCGCTCACCAGAGCGAGAGTTGTAAAGAGATGACCATTCTTGCATGAATGAACCCATATCTGGTTTTGATTCATAAACGGCTGAGTTGTTAGCGAGTGCACGATGTCCTCCCTTTTCCCACCAGGGGCCACTTTTGGCATGTGCCATTTCATAATCATTAAGATCACTGAGTGAAATTAATGCTGAACGACGAACACCACCTGAGATAATTGAATCTGCAATCTGACATACTAGATCGTGTACCTCAAGTGATTTAAGTTTACGACCACGTGCTTCATAGAAACTGTTAGCAGTAAATTTAATCAGTCGAACAAAAGGCTCTGGACCAGAAGCACGACCACCAAAGGTCTTAAGTCTAGCCCCAGCAGGACGAATCTGACTAGTATCTACATTGAGATGATGACCCTGATATAGTTTATTAAGGAACTCTAGATAGGCATTAGCCCATCCTTCTCTGGAATCCTCAACAATAATATTGCCATCTGTCTTTACAATAGTATCTGGAACTACAGGAAGTTGATTAACATTGTGCTTCTCAACCGAGAATCCTACTCCAGTACCACAGGCTAGGGTATATAGGATATTAGATAAATCCGATGGTTGCTTAACAGCAACATAACAACAGTTATATGCAGCTACATCATCCTTATCTAAAGCAGATCCAGCCGTCATAAGGGCACGCATAGAGCCAAATACCTGACGATCTTTCATAGCCTTTCGGATATTACCAATCTCTTGCATTTCCTCAATAGGAACCTTATTAGGTAAATCTAACCTATTAATTAAATAGTCAAAATACCTATCTACTGCTTCTTCCCATGTCTCTCTACGGTTCTCATTAGGTAGCCAACGGCAATACTTATCTACTGCTACGAAATCTTCAAATACTTTGCTCATGAATATCTCCCTTATCTAAATCCAAAATGTTTCTAACTCCGTGGTTATTTGGACACCACAGATTGATTGTATTATTATCTTTGTCATAATCACCATGACGCAGAATACGAACGCACCTAGCTTGAGCTAGGGCAAAATCTTTACGGAACATATCAAGAGGACGCTTTTCCTCGGGTCGCTTAGCCCAATCTTCATCCTGATACATTTCCATAATCTTTGTGTCCCACTCTTCTTGTGGGTGTTTTTCCAAGAACTTCTTAGCCTTGGCAGGACCAACTTTCCAGAGGCCCCAGATATTATCTGTAGTATCTCCAGTCATCCATTGTTGATAGAAATACTTATCGGCCTCTTCTCCAGATACCAGGAGCGGTTCTGATTCCTTGTCTGGATTCCAGTGCCACCCAGGAATCTGTCTGAGATCCTTGTCTACTGTTACACCCACTGCCTGACCTGATGACACCAGCATTCCAATAAGATCGTCTGCTTCTAGATGATCTACACATCGTACACTGGTATTTTCCACTGCATAGATTGTTTCCAATGCAATCGGCATAGAATCTGGGGACTTGAAATCCTCCCTGTGTTTCTTGTACTTTGGCCAAAACATCCTCCTAAAGTTCTTATTGCGTGGACAAGACATAGCTACATAAACAGTATCTACACCTTGGGGTGTCCAGTTTTTGATATCTTGATTGATACGACCAGGTAGGTCTTCAATACCCTCGGCATCAGCCCAAAAGGCTGCCCTATAGGCAATGATATCTCCATCAAGAATTGCTGTTGTCGGCATCGTCATTATATTCCTCAAGTTCTAAATAACCCAACTCTAACCAATATTCGGTTGCTTGCTTAGCAATATGCTCTAGGTCTGCAAGATCACCGTCGTTTTGAATAACAATATCAAATAATTCTTCTGCTTCATTTTGTTTAGCAGGAATTAGTAAATCTTTTTCAACTTGGTTTGCAAGTTGTTCGCTTTCGTGATTACGCCATTCAGCTTTATGTTCTTCAAGTTTACGAATACCGTGTGAAATAAAGATCTGTGTAGCAACTAAATCACGACCAAAAGCAAGTTCATTCATGTAACGTACATCATCTTGAATGATTACATACTCATAGTTTGTTTTCTTAGCTGCTTTATTATCCAATTCTTTAATCATATATTCTTGGATTGTCTCATAGGACTTGACTACCCAATAGTCAGGATCTTCTGCGCGTTTAGTAGCACCAAGTTCTTGACAAAAGTTTCTGTAAGCAGATGAATCTTTTTCTTTAGCAAGACCATTTGTTGCTGCTTGCTTTTTAATAGCATCAGCAAATGGAAGTATTACAGGAATATAACCAAGTTCAAATGAATACTTGGCAATTAAATGGGCAAGGGTGGTTTTACCCACCCGACCCTTACCGCTTAGTTGAATGACTCTCATTATAAATCTCCTGCCAATGTCGAATAATATAACCTAATCCGATTTCTCCACGGTTGTATTCAACTACAATAGGATGATCTGGGTTAGAAGCTATAAACTCGTTTACTTGTCGCATAAAGTAAACCGCTTCAGTCATTGTCGCCTCCTATAATATAACTGAACATACCATAAATACTAGCAGCAAGGAAGATTAACGAACAAATTAGAATAATCTTATTCAATGTTTACCTCTATTTACAGACTTAGATACGACACGAAGGTTTTTTGAGGAATTGTTTCTAGGATTACCATCCTTATGATCAATATCCTTTCCATCGTGCTTCTTTACAGTCCCTTTCTTAAGGGCCTTTCGACGTACCTTATTACGGTGTGCTCGATCTTTTTTGGATTTAGTAGATGATTGAAACTTAGCATACTCGTCTTTATAATCTCTAGCCATTAGTGTGTCTCCGACCAGTTGTTACCTACTTTGAATTCTGCTTCGATCATGCAATTGCTGCGTAGTAAATCACCAGCAGTAGTTGCAGATTCGCAGAGGATATTACCGACTTTGTTAGCTACATCAGGATGACATTCTACTTGTAGTTCGTCATGCACCGAGGCAACCCAATTAAACTTATCTTGACCAATCTCCATCCGTAGTCTTTGATCTGCAACACAGGCCCAAGCCTTGGCAATGTGAGCACCAGAGGATTGTAGCAAAGTATTCAGAGCAGCATGTTCCTTACGGACATAGACAGGACGCCAGTTGAATGGCTTGACATAACCCTTGTCCAAGGTATCGAATCGACAATTCTCAATCAACTTCTTGAGTCCAGGGATGTTGCTTAGTAGTTTGTTCTTGGTTTGCTTTGCCTTGTAGACAGAAGCACCAATTGTCTTTGCAAACTTCTCATCACCACCACCATATAGGAAGCAATAGATACCAGTCTTGGCTGTGTTCCTAGAGTCCAGTTCCATAGCCTTCTGGTTGTGAGTGTGGATATCACCTTCACAAACTTCCTTGGCATAGGTTCCGTTGTCGAATGGATACAGATAGTGTGCAAGCATTCTTAGTTCTAGACCCTTGAGATCGGAGCCAACCAATACCCAACCAGCCCTAGGAACAAACAGTGCTCTTGCTCTGGGATCAGAGTGGACTTGCTGGATGTTTGGTTCTTTGCTTGACATGCGACCAGTCACAGCACCAAGGGTATTGATGTATGAATGGATTCGTTTGTCACGGCTTACCTTAGCACGGCCTACCCAATCGGACACCTGACTCATTAGTTTAATGAGATCGAAATACTTGCATAGGGTCTTAGCTTCTGGATACTCTAGGTTAGATAGAACTTCATGGTCCACCTTGGGGTTTCCTTTGTCGGTGGTAGTTGGTTCCCATCCATACTTTTCTGTAAGACGTTCTGCGATTTGTTGTCGAGAACCTGGATTGAAGACTTCGACTTTATCCTTGAGTCGTTTTCCTGTTTTCTCAGAATGTCTAACAATGATCTTGTCTGGAAAGATTCTTCGCATTTCATCTTCGATTTGTGATTTCTCAATCAGCAACTCCATCTCTAGTTCTTCGGCTTTGTCTAGGTCAAAGCTAAAGCCAGCTTCAACCTGACGCTTGATCATATCTGCAACGACATGTTCCATCCTGACAGCACGACTATATTGAACCATGTAGTCTTGCTGAGCAAAGTGATCCCATATCTTGGCAGTTACAACTGAATCCTGTAGACAATACTTACCCATCTCTTCTGTATAGTAATCCCAACCACCCTGATAATCTATTTTACCTTCTCCAAGATACTTGCCCCATGCCATTAGGGAATGAGATTGATCTGGTGTAGGTGGATTGTCTCCATAGATCATCCGACTGAGTATTAGTGTATCCAGTACTTCTGTATATGGTTGCTTGTTTAATGGGCCATATAGTCTTTCAATGAGTGGAATATCAAAGGCATAGATATTATGACCAATGATTAGTTCCGCATCACGAAGGATTTGGATACCAGCATCTAGATTATCCTGCTCAAATAACAGGGATTCTCCAGTTTCAATATCCTTAATAGACATACACCAAATCTTAGTAGCTTCTGGTATGTATGTATCTTTCTTACCAGCAACTACTTCATTAAGACCATTGGCCTCAATGTCAAACACTAACTTGGTCATAGCGATAAAGCACCTCTCCTTCAGGGGTAATTACAAACGGTACATCCATAAGCTTGGATGTCTGGTCGTTGTAGAACAGAGCCGTAGCAATGCCTCTACGACCACCCTTACGATTCTTTAGGACTCGTACATTAGTGGTATTACAAGTAAGTGGATCTGGGTGTTGAGCATTACGCTCAAGGGCAAAGACATTATCTGCAATCTGAGCAAGAGAACCTGAGCCACGAAGATCGTTAAGGTTGATTCGATCACCCTCGTCTACGTTCTTGTCAGTCTTCTTAATATGAGCAATGACATGGAGTGTAACACCAGTGCGCTCTACCAGTTCTCGCAGCTTCTTCATTACCGAGTCTAGAACAAGTCTTTCATCGTTACCAAAGTCACTGCCAGAAGAAAGCAGCATATTACCAAGGAGAGTGATATGATCAAGGAAGATGACTTTGCAATCAAGACCAACAGCCATATACTCAAGACGATTAATAATATTGTTGATATTAGAATTGCCAATATGGTCATAAAGGTATAGTGGTTTGGAACTGATGTATGTCTTTGCTTCGGCGTATTCTTCCTCAGTTAGATTATCTTCTACCATATCAACGATAGACTTGTTATTAGATTTGCGTAGCTCATTAAGCTGACGTTGAGACATGATCTTGCGGACTGGTTTGCCAATCTTAAGAGAAATTAGGTCATCAACAGTTTGCTCAGGTGATTCTTCTAGGAATACAGCACCTACAGCACGACCATGGTTGAGATGATCTACTACAAGTTCACGGATAATGGTAGACTTACCATGACCAGTGGCACTAGTCCATAGGTTAAGACGGCCAGAGTCCTGACCAATCATGAATGTAGTTAGCGAGTCCCACGGATACTCGTATACCTGTACGGATGAATTCTCATTCTCAGATACGACTTGACTGACATGAAGAATACTATCGGGAGAGTACGTCTTGGCATTCCAGTAGGCTTGCAGGAGTTGTGCAGCCTCGGCATGTACAAGCATCTCATTGGGATCCTTGCGTGGGAGAGACATGATCTTGACTTTCCCAGGAGGCAGTATTTCAGCCACGTCCCGTGCTGCCTTCTGCCCTGGATCGTCCATGTCGAAGCAGAGTACGATGGTTTCGAACGAGGAAAGATAATCATATTGATCCTTTACACAGCGTACAGCTGAATTGACTCCGTTGGGAATGGAGACAACTGGATACTTGTTGTCAAAGAGTTGGGCCATAGTGAGACAGTCAATGGCTCCCTCGGTAATGAGAATCCTCTTGCCACCACTAGGAAACAAGTTCTGACCGTAAAACTGAAGGTTTGCTGTGTCTCCGATCCATGCAAACTTCTTGCCATCGTATCGAATATGTTGAGCCTGTAGTGTACCATCCGCACTGTAGAAGTTCTCAACTTCTGCTCCGTTGGCAGTGGTTGCATATCCATACTGTCTAGCAGTCTTCTCGTTAATTCGTCGGTGTGGTAAAGCCTGGATCTCACCAGTACGAAACTTCTCTGTGGTATATACGGGTGTTTCCTCTACGATTGTTTCCATTGGTTTGTTACCTCTTACATAAAATTCACAAGCATAACAATAGCTATGTCCGTCATCATAGACGGCTAGGTTGTTTCCTGATGTGTCATTACCTTGTGCTGCACACTTTGGGCAGCGTTTACGCGATACTACCTTTGATTCAGTTTCCATTTTGCTCCGATTGAAATAAAGTGAGTGGAATTAGTTTGTCCGTGATTCCATCTTGTTCCATAAAGTGATTACAGATTCTAGCTGTTTGGATTTTGTACTCAAGTTCTGACATATTGGTATTATCAAAACTAAATCCAATTTTACAGTAATCTGGTCTAGTGTCATATATTTTGCAAAGGTTGTTCTCCAGATGTATGCAAGAACCATCTTGCTTTATCCATTCCTTTGGAAAGATATTTGACATAAATACTCTACGACAACATGAACCACACGATGTACATGGAAAGTTCATAATGCCCCCAGCAGGGATCGAACCTGCGACCAACCGATTAAAAGTCGGTTGCTCTACCAGCTGAGCTATAAGGGCGTACTCGGGTGCTTGGATTCGAACCAAGACAAAGAGGACCAAAATCTCTGGTGCTACCATTACACCACACCCGAATAGCTTCGGGGGGACTTGAACCCCCACGCCTTGCGGCTACGGATTTTAAGTCCGCTGCGTATGCCATTCCGCCACGAAGCCAAGGGACTCACTTGTGGTGAGTCTTGAAATAGTTGTTCCAGTAATTTGCCTCAGTCGCCATATTGCGCTTCTGCACAAATACTACAATCGTTGTGACGATTAACGGGATAATCCCAGCAACCACATAATTTGCATAAACGATAGCCTTGATCATAAAGTGCTTGCTCCTCTTCAGCCATATGCATGCTTACTCGTCCTTTCCTTTACCCCAGCCTAGGTAAAATGTCTTGGTATCCTTGCAGTTCTCAAGCATTTCCCTTAGCGTGGTGTTTTCTTGATCCAGGAGTTGAATGTGTACAAGACACTTACGGTGAATTTCTTTGGCGGTAAAGCCAGAGTGGTAATCACTGTTGGGCGTAGTGTCAATTGCATTGTGTAGCAGGGTAATGAGTTCACTTGAGTTCATTCTCAATTGCCTTTAGTTCTTTAACTGCTTCCTTATTGATCGTACCACTAGTCTTAATCAATTGCTTTAGACCAAGACGTTTAATATATGGTTGTAGGGTTTCTACATTTCCTTCTACCGTCCAAACTCGGGATGCAAGATTAGATAGACGATCTTCAGTTGCACTATGTGAATTGCACAGATTATCGTACTTCTTCTTTATTAGTTCGTTATGTCGTTGTGCTGTATTATCACAACCAACCCGTACATCACGAATTTGAGAACTATACTTGTAGTCAAGATCATATAGCCTCTTATCTAGTGCATCATAGTTATTATAGATATCATTCTGCATTTGCTTAATGATTCTACTTTGACTGTACTCCATTGCTAAGAATGCACAAACACCAATGAAACTTGCAATTGAAAGAATTAGATTTAAATCTGCCATAGTCATAATTAATCTCCTGTTCTAAAACGTACTTTGAAAAAACCTGGTTCCGAGGGTTCCGTTAATAGTTCACGGATAACACCCCACTCAGAATCAGAACCTACCTGTAGGAATGGACCACCTTCATAATCTAGATACTCTAAATCAGGCCATCCACCACCACGATAAAACTTTGACTTACCTTCCATTGTAAACCAACCACCACCATGATCGGTGATATATCTTGGTTCACCATAACGACTATTAATCTTCTTGATCACGCCAACTCCTACCCTGAAGCACTGTGTATGCTTCTTCAATTAGTTTAGCCAGTTCTTCTGCATTGCCCCGCTTAGTTTGGGGATTATAATAACCATCCCAATCGGCAAGAAGCATTGAAACATTTCCAATACGCTGCTCAAGAACCATTATCTGTGCTTGTAGAAATTCATTTTCCTGAGCACAACGAGACAAAGGATCATCGCTCACTTGCCGTCCTCCATCAAGAAGTTTTTCTCGGTGAGTTTTTCGGATCTCTCGTCAAGATCCTTCTGCATCTTCTTGCCTTCTTCCGATTCCTTCCATGCTTCGATGGCGGGATGACCGCAGGAGCAGACAAGTGCTTCGTCGGTGTTTGGACCGACAAGCATTCCATCCCATTCGTTGCACCAATGCCAACCCTGCTCCCACTCTTCCTTGGTGAGTCCTGTTCCTGATCGGTCAAGTTCGATGTAGCGTTCACGATTCATTTGAATCTTCCTTTGGCATTCTGTAGTAACTACGGTATTGTTCGTGGTCAATGTTGTTCCGCTTGAGTGTTTCCTCAAGGTGCAGGATGTGCCACGACATACGCAGCACGAACTCACGTGTCTCTTCTTTTATCCACTT